TGGTACAGAGCTCCGAGAACAACGCTTACTATCGAAAATCAATCTGATACAGATGTTACACTAGATTTTTCACTACCAGCACAGCTAAACAACAGATGCTATGCTTCTACAAACGCACTAGAAGATTTAACTACCATCCCTTATTATATTATCCCAAATTCACAAGTAATCAAAGATCGTGATATCTGTATCGTTAAAGCTAAAGGATCTGTTAACGGTAGAGGTGGACGAGAAGATATAAAGGTAAGAACAGCTGTACAGGGTACATTAAAATCTGTTATTATGAATCCGTCCACTTTAATTAATAGCTCGGATGTTATTAATTCACTCACCTACAGATTACCATCACAAAATATAGATGGAGATCTCGTTTGGGTACAGGAATTAACTAATACACTTACACCGGTAGATGTACAATGGTTAAAAGATGATGGTACTGACTTTATAGAAAACAAAAAGCCATTATTCCAAATAAGCGTTGACGATTATAATAACCTTGTTATCTTATTCAACAATCATATAAGCGATACAATAGAATCGGGCAGAATTATTAAGATCTATTATATAGAAACCTACGGAGCTGCTGGAGAAGTAGCTAAGAATGTTATTACTCTATCTACAGTAGCAACAGAAGATCAACAGCGTTTAAGCGTTACACATCCTAGCAATACTTTGGATATGTCTGATGGCTCTGCTCTTACAGGTAAAACTCCATTAACAGCACGCCAGGCAGCCGAAGACGCTAAGAATTATGTAAACACTACAGATTCTATTATAACTCTTAAAAACTTCACAGCCTGGATTAGAAGACAGCCTGGTATTGATACCGGCATTGCTGTCGATTGTCAAAAAGCACTAGAAACTAACTGGGCATACAGATTCGATGAAGATATGGATGAAACATTAAAGCCTCTAAAATACCTATACCCAGGTGATATGCGTAAAGGATATGATTTCCCACACCAGGAAGACGCTTTCGGTAACGAGTATGATCCAATAGCTGACAGCGATTTTGACTTCCCGCATGAATTTAGAACAGCTAGTCTTATCTATTACTGTATTTTTAACAACTTCTTAGAATCCTGGGATACAGGATATGTACGAGAAGACGGTTCTCGTTGTACTATTGACGGATCTACAGAATGGGAAGGTGATACAGCCGAATGGAGTTCGGAAATGGCTGATAAGGGACATCCGTACAGACGTTACAGACCTAGTCAAGAAATCCGTCGTATGATTAAAGCTAAATATGCTGAAACTTATAATCTATCAGCTGCTATTGATTTTGGCTGGCTTAGAGTATTTGAGTGGACAGTAAACGGCATTATTTGGACTAAGGAACCTATAGAGCCAGCAGACGCAAACGGTCTGATTGATACTGTTTTAAGAGCTTTACGAGTACGATTCCATGCTGCTAATATGGAAATCGGTGTATTGCCAAGACAAATGGATATCGTAGATTGTATTATGAATGCCGATTCTCGTATCAAGTATTTTGATGCAGGCTTATTAAACAAGCCAATGATAGAATGGGGACCAGTACGTGACTATAAAGGTGATGTTACAAATTCTAACATCTTATATGACATAAGCTATTTCAATGCTATTAGCTTTGCTCGATTCCTTGATGGGGATACAGAATATTACTATAATAAAGCTACAGATACTTACAATGTACAATCTAAGATTAGTGTAGCTAAAGAATGCATAATCAAGGAAATGAGGTGAGTACATGAAATGTGAAAGAATGATTCCGAGTATTTACAGACAGAGCTCAGATATGCGTACATTATGTAGAATCATAGATGCTGAGATGGAGATACTCGAATACTATACAAATCACATACTAGATTGTTACTCTCCGGAACATTGTCCACAGGATTTACTTGATGATCTTGCTGACCACATTGGCTTTAAATACCAAGAATTAAAGTCTGTAATGTACAACCGAGTTGTATTAAAGAATTTCATAAAGAACCTTATACGTTACAGAGGTAGTGCTACTGGTATTAGAAATGCAGCTGCTATTGACATTCGTTACAGACAAACAGAACGAATAGATAGTCATACATATAAACAAGTACCTATGAACTACCATGAATCTATTGATATTGATAAAACATGGGTAGATGTTGATAATAAAGCTGGTATTATATATTTATTCATTATAGCTAGTAACTATTTTGAACCGTTGACAGCTAATATGACAGACGAAGAACGTGAAGCTGCTTATGAGGACCGTATGCGTAAGCTACTCGACCTTGCGTATTTACAAGAATATGTAAGACCTGTAGGTATGTACTTACTTCCTATGGTAGCTCGTAAAGTCAACCCATATACAGACCTTACAGTTAAAGCTGTTAGAATTCCGGATAAAGAACTTAATACACGTAATAATGTATTCGGTGTGCCAAATGCTTCAATGGAGCGTGAATACGACAGAATTCACTTTGCGTCTGTAGATAATCCGAATGACGAAGTAGCTCCAGAACCATGGCTTCGTACTCTGTATCATAGTCAAGTGTCAGGCGAGCTATCTCATAGATATTTCACAGCTCCAGTATACCACATTGAAGGTAATTTCTTATACTACGACCACGATCAGTTACTTAATGTATATGAAGAAATTATTGATAATACTCCAGGCTTAGTAGGTACTAAGATAGGTGACTCGTTGTATAATCCTAACAGAGTTAATACTACAGCGGGAGATTACAGTTACGGTAAAAGTACAGCTGATGGAGATGAGCCGCTTACTATCCAGGATACAGGTGTTGCTCTTGTAACAGACGAGCCACTTGCTTATGACGACCATGTAGGATTCCCACTTAATCGTGCATATCAGCTCCAGAGCACTGTAGCACTCCCAGTCATTACTGAACCTGATGATCCATATCCAATTTACCTTGATGTACGTGAGTACACCGACGGTGAATATGACGGAAATAAGGTACAGACTGGACAGATTATCATAGCACAGGATACAGCACAGTTGTTATATTATGAATACGAAGTTGATTCTAATAAATATGTAGCTCCAGGACAAAGTGAACCTGAGGTATGTAGTTATATGGATACACCGTATTACGGTACACATCAGCCTGAAACTGATGAAGTCGGTGACAATGACGACGGTACTAATAAGAACCTTATGATTAACTTATTTACTGTTGATAGTAGCAATGAATCCGAGTACACAGGTGCTGATGATATCAAGATTAACGGTAAGGACTATGTAGAGCCATTACCAGTACCATATGATCCTGAAACTAACGATAAGCCAGTCAGCGATGACGTTTACTTTACTGTTAATAATGTTATTATTAACGAAGATCCAGAAAAGTGGATCCCATAATCTGATGTAATCCTCCATCTGCAGGTGGATGGTTTCATATAGTTTCTCCTAAAGTCACCTAAATTCCCTTAAAATGATATGGATTTTAGGAGAAACAATTAGCTATGTTAAACTCGGTGCAAGATATATGTATAATCTGACCATGCAAATTTAGATTATGATATAATATTGTTTTCACGAGTTTTGATGTAGACATAAGGTAGTGCTTTTCCATGGGCACTACCTTATTTTTAAGGATGAAAACTCGAATTTTCAGCTCAAATATGCTATAATATAATTGTACTAAAAAATAACCACAACCTATACCGCATAGAGGAGGTACAGCACATGAAAAAACCGAATGCAAGTGACTACACAAGCTATGAAGAATACAATGATGCATTAGAACTGTACAACGAGTGGTTATACAGCGATTACGAAGATCGCTACTATAACGAGCTCTACCAAGACATCTCCTAAAAATTCCTATATATTCTAATCTTTATTAATCCCCCGTAAAAAGCTCTGTCGAGTAAATCGACAGGGCTTTTTTCTTTGATTTCATTGTGTATAATATTATTATCAACTATTAACAACGAAGGGAGGACACAAGCTTGAGTGAAACTCCACATATTAATGCTAAAATCACACATAACGTTCATGTCATAGTGGGTAAGCCGTTGCCTGACGGTAAAGTGCTTATAAAACAGAACAAACTGTTTAAGAATACAGCAACAAGACTTATGACACAGAGTATTGCTAATATTTAGCAGGAAGCGAAGATTCTTATAATAAACGACACGGTAGACCTAATTTCCTTGGCTTTGGTACTATGGGTATTAAAAAGCAAAATAATATGTATTCTCCAGGAATCGTATCAGGTTTTGCTGATAAAAACCCACCACCAGAAGATCGTACTAGACCGTGGTTTGAATCTACCTCTTTAGGACTTACAGACACATGCGGTACCGCTGCTATGTATCCTGATGGTTCTAACAAGCACTTCTGGCATCCGGAATATGGGTGGGATGACCCAGAACATGCTGATCAAACATTCCAGGGTGAGTTATGTACAGACCCGAAAGCTGTTGACGTAAATAAAGGCTGGAACGTTATTGAACGTTTACCTATATTAAGAACAGAGGTAGCTTCGGATTGTCCACAGGATCTTGATTACGGAAGTGATGGATATGCTTCCAGTGTCATTTTTTATGGATATGCGTCTGTAGATTGGGTTAATAAGCTGTTAAAACCTAGTGAGCTCGTAACTCCAAGAACGGAAGATCCTGATTCAACTGAAACT